AAAAAACCGCCCCCCGAAGGGGACGGCCAAAGGAGAAACATAAAATGAATCAATCATTCACCTATGTCGATATCACTTCCATCGTTCTCATATTTCTCAATGATCTCTTTGTCCATGATATCATATACCGCAGCACGGAACTCATCGTTCTGTAACTGCTCAATCCACTTGGATGCTTGGAACTTAAATTCTTTGCCGTCTGAGCCTACAATCGTATACCAAGCACCGGCTCGCTTAAGTCGATCCGTTCCGGATAACTTGATTGCCTCGAGCCATGACTCTTCGTCCTGAATACCAACATTATCTCCCCACAAGATTTTGAAGGTACAAGTTCGGCCAAAAGAGCCAAACCGAGATTTTTCAACTTTAACCTTGGTCTCGGAACCAATTCGAACACCTTTTTCGTTCTCAACAAAGGATGCCTTTGCTTTTCGCTTTGTAAGCCAAATACGAAGAGAACAGAAGTATTCGATAGCCTTACCGCCGGGAGCAACAAACGGAGTCGTCATTGCTTCCGCAACATTAGAAGTAATGTTGGTTTTTAACTGGTTAATAAGAACCATCGTTGATTGTGAATCCGCTAGCGGAATCGTCAACTTTGGAAATGCCTTAGCGAAGATACGAGGCTTTACGGCCATAGACGATTGTGGATTGAAATCGCCTTCGATGTCTTTCTCTGAGGCTGTGGCAGCGATTGAGTCCCAGATAAACAAAAACTGAGTGTCAGGATAATTTGTCATCAAGGTCTCAATCTGATTGAGAGTCTTCTCAACAGACACTGCCTGAACGTAAAGCAACTCGCCAATATCAACACCTGCTCTTGTGAGAAAGTCAGGATCAATCGCTGACTCAGCGTCAAAGTATACAACTTGCATTCCTTTCTTCTGAGCATTAGCGGCAATTTGAGTTGCCATGAAAGATTTACCAGATGCTGAAAGACCAGCAATTTCAGTAACCTTTCCAACGGGAATACCTCCCATTTTACCTTTGCAGATAATTGAATCAAGCCAACGAGAACCGGTTGGGATCCAGTCCTTTACTGCCGTTGGGTTGTCTTCTTCAAGACTATGGGCTACGTTCAAACCCGTGGTCTTATTTAGAAGAGACTTCATTGAATTCAAATCTAATTTACCTGCTTTAGTCATTTTTAATACACTTCCCATTAAGGGCCTCCATTAATTAAGTTGTTTTTGAATCGTATATACGTTGGCTGCGATACTTGGATTGCGCTTTTTAGCATACTCGGTATTAGTACGATGGGTTCTGTAAACTGAAAACTCATTCAAATGTGATCTATCTACAAGACGACCGGCGTCGTAATCATACTTTGACTCGTATTGTTTATAGATTACAGTCCAGAAACCAGTGTTTAAGGCACCGGCGGGTTTAGGCTCAGGAACCCCTGTTTGTTCAGCATCCCAAGTATAATCCCATCTCCAAGAAACAAAATCTTTACGTGCCCATTCATGTTGTATGGGGCCTCTTACTATCTTACAATAAGGCAAGGCACCAGTTTTAGGATCAAAATCAGCGGCGGTCATATTTTTTAGATGCTTGTCAATTTGTTCAGCATAGACTTTTTTTTTAACAGGAGTCGCTGTTTCTTTTTTTTGCTTTGGTTTGGGAACTTTCTTCCATTCTTTGACGGTGACTCGACGAGTTTGGAGTTCGTATGGCTGAAAACCTGTGTATTCTCCGGTGTCACCCCAATTATAGTTACAAATTGATGCACCATAATAAGTTCGATCTGTCTTTCTGGATGGTCGAGTACGACCTGTTGCTTCATAGTTTTCTTCAAACACATAAAGCCATTCCTCATATCCGCGCTTATAATCTGCATAAGCGTCGGTCATTTCTTCGTGAACTAGGTTCAACACAGAATTACCTTCTTCACTACGTATTTCATTAAAAGCATCTTCGTCAATCGAAGCAAGATACTCTTCGAAACTAGCGAAAGTTTGATCTAGTTCTTCAACATAAAACCCTTCTTGGGTTTCTTCAACTTCTTGAATTAAATTATTCATTTTACCTCCGTTATAAATGAAAGGCATCTGTAACCCCATGCCTTCCCTGCGGGGAGCGATTGCTCACTGGACTTTGTTATTTACCCTGAAGTCTTTGCATTGCTTCCAGAACGGCATCTCCGCCTGAATTATACTTTTCAACTCCAGCACTATCATCATCGGAGGCACTCGTATTGCCAGCGAGATAGTCGCTCAGGATTGTTTCCAATTCTTGGGTTGTCTTCTCGTCAAATAAAGTTGAGAAGTCAGGAACAGAGTCAAGAAGAGTAGCACAGTCTGCTACCGCATCGTCACACAATACGGAGGGACGACGACGAGGCTTAAGAGTTGTCTTTGGATAAGAACCGGGAGTACCGGGAACATCATAATTCAAAACAATATCTGTACCTGCTTCTGGATCTGTAATATCCCCGTAGTCTGGATCAAGAACGTATCCGAGCAGAGTTTGATAAGCAGTCTTACCATAAGCCCATACTTTTACACCTTCTTCTTCCATACCTCGGACCAAGATTGGAGAGTAGTAACGATTGCGTGCAAAAAGTTGCTTTGCTTCTTTTTTCGCTACTTCATCATTGTTGTCAACGCCTTCACGCCACAACTTGGAAGCAAAGTCACAGATTGGACAGTCGCCGCCATGATTCTTTTTGGGACAAAGAAGTCCCGGATTTTTACCAACATTGTAATGAAAGAAATATTCTTTGAACGGATCGCCATCCGCAGTTGGTAGGATTCGAATAGTTTGGTCGCCTTGTTGAGGACGCCATTTTGTGTTGTCGTTTTTCTTTTTACCTCCAGTCTTAGATTGTTCGAGTTTTGCTCGCATTGCTTCTAGATCAATAGCCATGATTTTATCTCCTTATTTTGTTAATCATTGATGGGGATCTACCCTAACGCAGAAAGTCAAATATCACTTTCCACATATATAATTATAACATATTTTGACTTAAATGTCAAGTACTTTTTTAAAAAAAACAGGGGAGATTTTTTACGAGATCTCCCTAACTCGAACTTCATTACTGGAAGTTAACAGACCGCTCAGCGGAGCGAACTTCGCCTTGGACCGTGTTCCAATTGAAAGCACGGAAGCCCATTCGTTGAACATCAAACACAAGTTCATATCCTTCACGCAGTCGTCGTTTTGGATTGCGTTCGAATTCAGCGAACAGATCGGTTGGAAGATCCGCAGTGCGGACAAATTCCATTGTACGTTGGGTACCATCTTGCTTTGTATAGGTACCAGTGTATACTACATAATTATTCATTATACCTCCTGAATATAGTGTGTGTAGTGAATCCCGTAAGCATAAGAATGCTCATATGGGGATTGGTAAACAGTAAACGAAGAAATAACATCTTTGTCTAGTCTGCTTTTTATCTCAGAGATAAGATTAGAATTTTTTTCAATCTCGCTCTTTTTGATATTATTAATATAACATGTTTCGGTTATATTGTCAAGTGGAAAAAATAACTTTTTTTCATTTTTATTTGTCTCGATAAATGAGAAGGTTCGAATCCTCGATATTTCCTTTGGTTCATGCAATTGCCCAAAAACAGGGTCGGTATGAGCGAAAACATTCATTGAATGAACACAGTTAAATATCAACTCATTCATCTTTGAATAATAAGATGCCAACGGGGCTTCTCCAACAATTTGCTCTAATGAGTTGTTAGCAACAAGATAAATTGCATTAAACAAACCAGATCTGGCATATTGTTGAAGGACACCAGCGGTCACTCTATTTCTTTTCTTTGCCGTATCTGGCAATATTGAAGTGTCAGGAACAATATAAACAATATTTATTTTGTTTTCTTTGATTTGTTCAAGTAATCGTAGAGTCCCCCCAGCAATTTTTCCTGCACCGCAAACAAAAAACCAGACAGTTTCGTTTTTAATCTTTTTAAGTTCTCTTTTGTTCGGGAATCCATTTTCGTATCCTTCTGAAGATTCATTAAGGGGTACATTCTTTCCTCCATCATAGGTGAAAACCTTGTAATTATTGTCAGATTTAAACATTTCGGCTATAGAGCAGCCTGCCTTACCAAGACCGATCACTACCATGAGAAATCCTCCAATAATCCGTAAGTTTTACCTGCTTTTAGGTTAATTTTGAACTTACCAAGACGAGTTTGCTCGAATACCTGCTTGATTTTAGGCAAAAGGTGTGCATCTTGGTTCGAAAAGTCGAGAACAACGCAATCGTGAAGACAGAAAGCGATTGTTGACTTGCGACCAGATAGCATTTTCCTAATTTTGTTTGCTCTATCCATGCAGTTATCCGATGAGGTGCTCTGAAGAAGGTAATTAAGAGAGTGAAATGAGTCACATTCTATTTTCCTTCCGAAGATAGTATTAATATAACCGTTTTTATAATACTTGTCAAGTATTTTTTCTTTATTATAATAATTTTTTAGTTCCTCGTCCTTTGAGTCGGGATTGTAGAGCCAAGCAAAGAAACGTCGCTTCGCATTGTCCCTGCTCATCGGGGTTTTGAACACTTGCTCAATGTTGAACTTGTGAATATCGTCCTGTGGTTGGGCGATTCCGGCAAGAGCCAACAGCGTGCGGATCTCGGCGGCATTGAAGTCAAGTTCAATGAAGAGATCGTTTTGCGGCATCACAATCTTGCGATGTTCTGTCTTCAGATTCATGATTGGGAATGAGTCTTGGGTTGTGGTCAAACGACCCGTGATTGTACCAAAAAGATTGTAAATAACACGAGATTTTTCCTTTGCGAATCGCTTGTAAAGGGATTTAGCCTTTGGGTCTTGAAGGAACAAAAGATTGTGATTATCCCAATCAATTCGCAAGTCTTGTTGTGCGATCTCATTGATCGTTGCCTGAGTCTCGACAAGGAACGAATAGTTCTTTGGCTTGGGATTGTTAGCGACCACCCACTCGGTGATCTCGTTCTTCACATGATAAAACTGCCTAAGAACATGCCGAGGCACAAGGTCATAAATGCAATTATCATCCAAGTTGATTTGCGATTGAACAATCGCTTTAACATGTGCTTGAAGGCGTCGCTCTGCAAAATTATAACGATCACGAAGGTGATCAGGAGTAACCACTCCAATATCTTTACCAGATACCCATAACTCCGCGAAATCCACATTATAATCCTCCAAGTGTGCTGACCAAGACCACGTTAAATCCAAGTTGCGAGGCAACTTATCAAAATAAAACTCTCCGTTGTAAAATACTCCTTTGCAGTCTCGCTTGTCGTCAAGTGTTTGAAATGTCATTGTGCCTCCAATTTAATATATTGTAACACTTTGCATTCTATTTGTCAAGTCCTTTTTAAGATTTCTTTTGTTTACCTTCGAGAATACTCCACCATCCTTGAATTTCCTCACTGATGTGAATTTATCTGCTATTAAACGCACCACTTCATCTCTACCGTATCTTTCAATATACTGATTCATATCTCTTTTAAATGTCATTAATTCATTATCATTTAAAGGTTTATTTTCTTCTATATTTCTTATATTAATATATAAATTAATAAATAATCTATCATTACTTATTAATCTACTAATAACATTATTATTAATATTTTCTTTATAAGAAGTTATCGATATAGTCTTACCATCACATGGTTTTAATGTTTTAACATATTTTTTTTTGTTGACAAACACCCTATAAGATGTTATAATATTATCAAAAAGTTTATCAAAATCGGAGGTGTAAGTTTGTTTGTATCTCGTACTAAAAGCACTCTGCGTAGAGCCTACAAGATACCGAGCCATATAACGCTTGGTTATTGGTGACTCTAGGTCAGCAACTAACATATATGGAACGTTTTTATTAACGGAGAAGCCTGTCTCTTTTGCAAAATTGAGAAACAGAGGAAATGTTGTATTCCTGATAAACAAATCATCCTTGACCTCGTCATTATCTGCCGGAAGATCAGCGATTGTTACAGCCAGTCCTGTGCTGAATATGGAACTTTGTGTGCTTAACATAAAACCAGAGAAGGTCAGAGGGAACGTGGGCCCTAATTGCTCACTGAATTTTACAAGGTGATTAACATACTGTTCTACAGTTTTAACATCTTTTTCTCTATTCTCGGCAAATAGATAGTCGTTATTGAAAGTGTCGAGCACTGTTGTGATATAATCTCTATAATCGTCTGCTGGATCTAAATAAGCGTTATATGCCACCAAATCGGTAAAGAAGGGATCGTTTTGAGGTATTTGGCCTAATTTGCATGAGCGGAAGAATTTTTCAGAGAGCGTTGCAAACATGTCGGCGACAAAATCCATCAAAAATGGAGTGGTTTCCGGTTGCCTTACATATGGAACCGCTTTAATAAATTGAGTGTCTGGATAAACGGGGCTCAATGATGGATCAACACGTCCATAATAAACTCTCTCTGCAAAGTTGAAATCGGTTATTGGTTTAATATCAAGACCGTCCTCATCCCTTGCATAGGCTCCGTAGTTGTAATTATTCCTCTGGGCCATAAGGTTTTTGGTTTGGTCTGTATCGTTCTTTCCGTTAAATCTAGCCATTGTTTATCTCAATATAAATAATTACCAGTTGGTTCACCATTTTCTAACTCTTGAGCAAATACCGCATCGCCTTCGCTGTTATAGTAAGTTACTAGTGTTTTATCATCATTAACTACAAATGATTGGTAACTGAAAGTTTGCCCATCTATAACTACTGCTGTCTCATTTGCATCATTGGCACCTCCTGCTTCTTTTAAGGCTTCAACAACTCTACCAGCAGCAGGAGATGAAGGTGGTGATTCACTGGGTGAAGGTGCAGTAATATCTTCAGACTCTTGTATCTCTGCTTCTCTTGCAAGGTTTTTCAGATAATCTGATTCTTCTCGAATTAAAGTATCACAGAAATTTGGATCGGGATCTGGAGGCGCAGTTGTAATATCATCTTCGGCTCCATCTTTTGGTTGATTATTCCCTTGAACAAGTGCCCTAGTAACTCCGTCGCCGGGATATACAAACATTGCCTCGACATCAGTTTTAAAAGAGCCGTTTGAAATAATTGAATTTACTCTTGTGACAAGATGATAACCTCCAAGACCAAGTTTGTTTGCAATGGAATTTGGATCCGACGGAATAAATTCATTACCGCCAAGACCAAAAGGGTTAATAAATAATGTCATACCGGGGTAAAATAAAGTATTACCGAATAATTTTAGCGATGCTTTATAAACAGCAGCAAGTTGTAATAAATCATCAACTCCACGAGATTGTTCAAACCTAGCCTCTCGGATATACTCCATATCAATCTTACTAAACTTAACTTCGTTTAATATACCTCTATCTGTTCCAATCTCAAAATGATAGACTCCACGATCCACGTCATCAAAATAGTTTCCAAGACCTTTATTTGTTATTGTATTATAGACTGGTATGATAAAAACATATGTCACCAAATCTGCAATATCTGCTGGTTCTCCCGTTTCTGTCTCGGCTGTTAGAGGAAATAAATCACCATTTGCAGGATCTGCAATATTTATAATGTAATCATTTTTGGTTGTTTTACCAGTGAGCACATCTCCATTGGTAGTAACAGTGGTGGAATTAAATCTAAAAGATTTATTATAATCACGATTTAAGCACGTATCAATAAGAGCATCAACAATTAGATTATTTAATAAATCTCGAATGAAATACATAATAGCATAAGATTTGCGCTCTGGTTTTACAATTGTTTGTGTATACCACTCTTTAAAGTAATTGATTGAAATTGGTATTTGAGCAACATTGATGGTATAGCCTGTCTCGCCGCTCAAATAAGCCTCGAGTTCAATGCTTGGTAAAATAAATTTAGTTTTATCAATCTTTGGATCACCAGATTCACCGTACATTGAATCAAGGATTATGTAAAACAAATCTCCGAGATAGAAAAATTGAATAGAATTTTCTTGTTCTTCAGTATTATAAGTTTTTGCTGCTTCAGATATGGAAGGCATTTTGGTAAAAGCGCCTGTTTCTCTGAAGTCTCCATCGTCTTTTACAACAACGTTAAATATTTTATTTTTCTCATACAATTTATTTATAATTCTTTTTTGTACGGTCCTGACCTCGGCTTTTTCTTGGCCATTGTAGATTGACTTTAATTGTGCTATTTCGCCCGGAGTACATTGCTTTTTCGCTTTGGCTAATCTTTCTTCTCTCACTTTTCTTGATGCAATAATGGCTGGATCAGACAGCGCATCAAATCTTGTTGTTTTTAATTGTGACTCAATATAGGCCCTATATTCACCTGTAACGGTCACTGTTCCAGTTTTGTCAAAATCTAGATCATGCTCCACCATTGTCAGATAGAATGATTTATTCATCTTCACAATTGCATTTTTAATGGCAGATGCGCTAAGTCCTCGCTTATTACAAACAGAAATAAATTGTTGATCGTTTTCATTTGGAACCTGCCAACCAACATCTGCTCTAATGCGATAATACTGTGGATCGTACTGTTGTCGTAATTGATTGTTTGTAACCTGCGGATTGTCTTTTTGGTCGAAAAGGATTAAATCAACAAATCGTGCCTTGGCTGCTTTTCCTTTTGAGTCAACTGTATCAAATGGAGTGACAAAGTCTTTAAAATCTTGAAAGAACAATTTAATTCCAAACTTAATATCGTTTTTCGCAGTTGCTGGTGATGCGCCCTCGAAACTAAAAGAAATTTCTTTAATACCATACCCAGAGCCTCGTGTCACAATTGAATTGTCGGAGAACAAATTAGACATGTAATTATTGTTATAACTGTTATTTCGAAAAACAAATTCAACTTGACGAAGGTTGTCGCCGGTTCCAAACACTTTAAACAAACGAATCTTTGGAACAAGAAATGCTTGAATATCTGGTGTAATATTTAAGAAATCTTTTATTGTATCACCTTTTGGAGCAGTCAAAGTATTAACAAATGTTGAATTGTCCTCACCGTCAGTAATCATGTAAAAGCGATCATTGTAAACGCTATTATCATGCCATGTAGACGTATCATCAGAATTTATATCATCAGAATAATAACTTTTAAGATTATTCATTTGCACTAAGAGAACGCATTGTTGATAAAATCTTTGACGTTGTTCGATTTCTGCTTCTGAAAGAGGAGAGGAATCTTCAATTCGGCCAGCAATGCCTGAATTACTTGCTTCTTCAATTGCCGCTGCGTTTGCTCCGTTTAATGCATTGGCTGCCTCTTCAGCAGTAATCCCGTCACCGCCTTCAGAATTAGCAGCCACAAGCCTATTCCAAAGTTCAATTCTTCTATTGTTTTCAAATTCTTTAAAAGATCTCTTTGATATTTTTTCTGCTAATTTATCTGTGTCATCATTAAAAGTTGTGAGGGGATTGCTCCCTCGTCTGAGAACTCCATACAAGTATACCATATAAGACTCAACAAATAAATCATTGTCAATACTGCTCACATTAGTGGTATTTAAGGTGGATCCTCCTCCTAAATCACTTGTAAAATTTATGGAGGATGCCCGTAGTTCTGCAATCTCTGGCTCGGTCTCGGCTATGGTATCAAAACTGGCTTTAGGAATTCTCCCCCCGGTCGCTTGCGCTAAATTGCTCGTGCTCTCTCTTAACATATATTTAGTTTGATCAGCAATCTGAACATGATGCAAATCATCTAATCTAACTCCGCCTGAATCTAAAGTTTCTCTTACTTTTTTCGCAGATTCGACATCAAATTGATTGCCGCTTCTTATGATTGCTGAAAGTTCTGATGGTATAGAATTGGGATTTTTAATAATTGCTTTTACTATTTTTTCAACATAATCTTCATCTTCGGTAAAAAGATTATCTTGTATGAAATCAGCCCTGTTGTTTAGAAACAGTTCCATTTCTGCTAGAGTGATTCCTCCACTCTCAACAGACTTGGCAACTTGGCTTGAATATTTTTCTAAAAATACATCATACGAATTGTTAAACGCAGCATTATAAATATAAGAACCACCAAGAGTTAAAAGATTTAAATATGCGCTCCAAAACGAATCATTCTGTAAATCATTTTTTGATAAAGACTTAAACGTGCTTTTGTTTTCAACAATGTCACTAGCATCTTCAAAGGTTAAATCAGTATCTTCGAATAACTTTTTTAGCAACTCACCTTGTCTTTCTTTTGTTAGGGCCATTACTTCATCACCTGTACGACTCTAGCCAAAGGGCGAGGAATCATTAATGTATCTCCGACTTTGATATCTCCCTCAAATGGAAGTTTGTTAAATTGCGCAATGACATACCAATACTTTGGATCACCGTAGAATTTTTCGGAGACTTTATAATAATTGTCATTTGCTTGCCAATAATACTTGGTTAACTCAAGATTGTTGATTTGTTCTTTGGAAGGATATGTAAGTTTCTTTGTTCGATATTGTTCGATTTGTTTTATATTTCTGTCCTCAAACAATTCTTCGTATTGTGGGTGTCTATTGGTTGCTTTCTTTCGATTTGTGTTTCTAGCCATGATTAGTCTCCCATCGTTGTTTTAACGGTGCTGTTTGGATCTGTTAAGAGGCCAAGATCATTTGCGGTGACAGTTGAACCATCGTCAACAACCGGCAAAGCGTCGGAGTTAAATGGAAAGCCGGGCAGTTTTGATTGATTATTAAGAACCAGATTCTCTTGATGCAGAACATTAAAAGTACAAGACAGCGAAATCACCTTTGGATAGAACTTACCATTATGAGCGAACATTCCTTCATCAAGTTTCGGTTGCCAGTTGATCCCATCGACCCAGCCCAAAAGACCATCGTCGGTGCCGGGTGTTGATGTTGATATTAAATTTGCAAACTTAAGTTTTAATAAAGGCGGCTTTGTTAGAGAATTGGCCAAGGTGGCAGAAAAGCCGCCTTCATCCTGCCCTTGTGGTGTAAAGTTTTGAGTCTCTGAGTAATTTGGGTACAGCATCTGGACCAATACGGAGCACTTATGAAGATTGTTTTTTGCATCAGAAAGGTCATACGACGGAATGTCCCAAGCAACAGAGATTGTTCTCTTTGTGTTGTCAAATGTTGGTATTGGGTCCATGCGCCCAAATACATTCTCTGCGTTCCATGTTGATGCAAAGTTTTGAGAGAAGTCGGTCAAGAATGCTTTAAAAATTACATTAACACCGGAGATCATGCTTTTAAATTCAAGCAGAGCACCGGTTCTTGTTGCATATTCGGAGGAATTGTCCGAGGAATTAAAATAATAATTTGGAATCATGATTATGTTACCTTAATTTTTTTGTACTGCCGTAATTACTGCTTCATTGAATTCTTTGTCTCCGATTGAAACTTTGACCTCCAATCCTTCTAGATTGAGCACGTTTTCTAGATTGCTCACAACATTAACGCTTGCTGCTGTTATCTTTGCGCCGGTCATAGAGTCCTTGGCAGTTCCTGTACTTAACAGTGCAAGGTTCTCCAACACAGATGATACTTTAACTTTCTTTCCGTCAAGAGCATTAACAGCCGCTGACAATTCGAGCATTCCAACAGCCATGGTTGAAAAGACTTCGCCAAGTGCTGCGACGTTTTCCATGGAGATATTTGATATTGCTTGAAGGCCATCTGAAATTGATTTTAAAACACCGACAGGCAACAGATTTAACGCGCCGGCTAGTGCGATCAAAGCAACCGACAACGCTGCAAATCCTGCTAATGCCATACCACCAACAATTGGATTTGTAGCAATAGCGCCAAGTATTAATGCAATTGCCGTAAGTCCTCCAATAAATATGAGGAAATCCGTTAGCATGCCGCTTTCAAGTCCAGACAGTCCTTTACCGAGAAGGACAGCCGCCAATCCAATACCAATTAGGCCACCAACCAAGATTGCAATCGCAGGCCCACCCCTTATAACAGATTTGGCTAATATTTCCATTGCTCTTCCAATACCTGTTGCAATCTGCATCATAGCACCGGACACACTGGGAGCGGCCGCATTCATTTCAGTGGCAGCAGCAGCGGTTTTACCTGCTGTTAAGCCTAGCATATTTCCGAGCATCCTAAGAGGGCCAAAGATTGTTGCAAATATGGCTTTAACACCAGCAAATGCCTTAAATGCTAAGAAAAGACCTAAAATACTGGCTGCAATACCTGTTAAGAATTCTTGTGTATCTTTGTCAAGAGATCCAAAAAAGTTTAAAACAACGTCTAAAGCGCCATGGATGCTTTCAAGAATCGGAATAACCCCGACGGCAAACTCTGCTGCAATTAATTTGAACTTTTCCTGAATTGGAATTGTTGCTTGAACAGCCTCTTCAAATTTCTTCTGAACTTCGGCTGATTTGCTCATGGCATCTTGATAGTTTTTAAATTGTCCGATATCCATTCCAAAAATACGTTGTGCTTCTGCAAGATCATCGATACCAGCAGCGGCTGCGATTGCTTTCTGTGTGAAACGATCCATGTCCTTAAACGATCGGCCTTGTGCTTGCATGTTCGCAATAAGAGTCTCAATTCTTTGTTCTTCCGATTGTCTCAAGAGATCAACAGCAGACATTTGGGTTCCCAATATTGCGTTCAATTTACCTGTTGTGTCGGCTGCCGATGCAAATGTATCAAATTTACCAGCCAATCCAAGAAGTTTGTTCATCTCAACGCCCGCAACCTTGGCAGCCGCAGCAAGACCCTTAAATACTTCTTGAGAACGATCACCGTACACTGCAAGAGTTGGTAGGGCCGCTTGGAAGTCTTTTGTTATCTGACCAGAGGTCATGCCTAACTCTCGGCCCATCATTGCCAATTCTTTTGTTACACGAACACCTTCTTCCGCTGTCATTCCCAAGTTCTGGTTGAAGAAGTTAATAAGTCCAGCAGATGTATCAGCAGACACGCCAATTCTTTCAAGTTGGGCCACATTAGAAACCAATGCCGCTCGTGATTCAGACGAAATATTAACAAAGTTTGTAAAACCTGCTGCGAGTCCTTGAGTTGCTTTTCCTGCGCCTTCCATTGTAACGCCAAGATAGTTGCCTTGCTGCTGTGCGTCGCGCATTGTTTGATTGAACTGGTTCCCGAAGCCTGTTGCTGAAGCAAACGCTGTCGAGGCAGCATCCAAAGCCATAACGAGAGTAAAAGTTGAATCTGCGACGACGTTCAACAAGTTACCAGCAATATTTGTGATATTAACTGTGTCTAAAATGGCTTGACGAAAGTTTTGTTGAGCCTCTTCACTATTTGCAAGTTCTTTACCAAGTTCACGAAAACCAAGAACTTGCTTAACAAGAGGACCTTTTCCAAATATGACCATTTTTTGTCCAAGAGAATCAATTGATCTTTCATATTTATTTGCTGTTTTTAAAGATTCTTTCCTAGATTTATCAACCGCTTGTGCTTCAACTCTCAAAGTTGATGCTGACTTTCCTTCTGCATCTAAAGCGGCAGTTAAATTTTTAATTTGTTTTTCTAATCTCTGTCCTTCTTCAGTATTTTGTTCGTTTAAGGTAATCAGGCGATCTTTCTTTTCAAGTAAGTCAGCAAGAATTTCTAATTGCTCTTGCCTTGCTCTCTTTTGTGCTATAATTCTTTGAGTTCCATCTTGAACCGCATTTGCAAGATCGATGTTAACCTGAAGTTCTTTTAATTTTGCATCAGTTAAATCATTTAATATTTTTATGCTTTCCGCATCAACCTTTATGCGTGCTTGGGTTGCCTTTTTTAAGCCAATTTCCTCAAGATCGTCAGAGGATAGGTCTTTTAGTGCTGCTTTTAATTCTGCTATTGTGAATGTTTTTTCAGACACTTATTAGTCCTCGTCTTTAAACGGCCATGTGATTCCGGTTTTATTTTCAAAATCGCCAACGGCTTGATCCAATACAATACGCTGTTTATTGGTCATTGGGTGATCTTTACCAAATTGTGCATAAGCCTCAAGGTAATCTTTTTCAGCAAAAAGAGCCTTTGCATATGCTTTGACATCTTTTTGTTCGCCTCGAATGATAAACTTCAACGATTGCTCTTCTTCATTAAGGTTTGCAACAACATTGACATCTTTACCATACATATATTTAAGCAAAGCCTTGCTCCACTGCCCAAATGCATTAATCCAAGCCTCTGTTAGAAGTTTGGGATCTCTTGTTAAATCAATCTTCATGACAACGGTCTCCAATACAGTAATTAGTTTTATAAAAAAAATGCCCTTGCGGGCATTGTTATGATTTCTTCCGTGCTTTTTCCATTTCTTTCTTTTCATCCTCGAATTGTTTCTGCAAACGCTTCACAAACCAATTTCGAAGACCCACAGGGAGGTTATAGGCCTCAATAAGAGACCATCCACCAAAATGTTTAAGCAAAAAGAACTGTTCGTAAACAGATTCGGAATATTTATCGGTCAGGCCAAAGAAAGTCAGCCCCAAAGGGCACCTCCATTTCCTGATCAAAGCCACAATTTGAACATTCAAAATGCTTTTGGACTTTAACATCAGGATTGACGACTTTATAAGCATTTCTTAAAAATCTTGCGTCACGCAAAGGCATGTTATCAACATAATGGTTAATAACGTTTCTTTGAGCATTGCCTTGCACAGATACAATCATCATTTTGTACTGATCGGTCATTCCTGTCTCTTGCATCATGCCTTTTTTGCGAGATTCGGCCATTTTTGTGATTTGTTTCTCGTCATTTCCGGTTAAAACTCTGATTTCGACCTCAAATTTACTAAATGGCATGGTCAAAAGGAAATTATTGTTCTCGGTCTTTCTGATTCCAAGTTCTTCATTAACTTTTGACTCATTTATATGCGGATTTGCAAGGTCAAATGACTCATGAGACTTTGTACCACAGTTAGGGCATACAACTTGAGTCTCATAATCGCTTCCATAGCCTGTTGCACGGGCAGCAATCAAGATTGCATTCTTATCTCCAATCAGAAGATCATTGACTTTGATGTTTTTATCAACAATAATATTTTGAAGGAAGCGATCAATTGCAACACCTTTCTTAAGGAGCGTCTTTGATGTAAGGATGTCCTCTTCTTTGGCTGTCATATACCTAATCTCGATCTCTTCTTTTCCATGAAGTGGATGATCGGCAGGATAAAGCAAACCTTTTGATGGAATATCTACCAATTCCGTGGGAGCGACAAACTCAAGCGGGTTCAATGCCGCTGTTGGCTCCGAATCGATTGTTTGAGGTCCGATTCTATCCTCATTATTTCTTGTAGTCAAATTTCACCTCGTTATGCTACAGTTGTCTCTGTGATTCCGCCGGGATTATTCTCTTGATTCACTTGCTCTCCGGCTTGGACATTATCAACAGTGACAGGAGCCGAAACAGGTCTTACATCAAGTCCGTCAATTTCAGCCCAATCATATGTTATTGTAAGTTCAATTGAAACTAGGTCCTCTGATGAATAATCAAGGCTCCCAAAGTTTACAGATTTTAAAATTGCTCCTCGCAGTTTCCATTCCTCAAGAACGTTGCCTTTATCGTCCAATTGGTTTATTGAAATAGCATCGAAATAAGCCTCAGTTTGTGACTTCGAGATGCCATCTATATACTCGGTTATGTTTGGGTAGTTAGGGTAAATATAACCGAAATTAAAGGCTTTATTCAGCAGCAATTGCGTCTTATTTGATGTGTCAACAATAGAGATTGTGACATCGTTCCAAGTCAGGATGCCCGGATACTTAAATTTATGATTTATAAGTTGATATTCGTTTGTTGAGATCTCGTATGATGGCTTTGTAACTGACTTGGCCCAATACCAAATGGCTTCTCCATCTTCAAC